GTTGTTTTGATCTTCCCATAGATCATTAGGGTAGCAACTGGTTCTTCAGTATTCGAGTACACGATGTTTCATGTCACGAACCGCGCAAGCAACGACGATCGGCAGATATCCCTTCTGCTTCTGATGCCAGAACTTCCTCCACGGAAGCGGTTGTCGGTTGGGTTGACCTAGTGCAAGGTTAAAACTCTTCGACCAGATTGATCGATTAAATTTCAGTCGACGATGAATTTCTTTCTTTGACAAAAGTAATTGTCGCACTGATTTCGACTCAATCTTTTGAGAATAGATGACCTCCAGCTTGGCGAGCTGAGGTGTAATCTCAAATGGTTTCTTATCTTCAATGTCCGTCTTGATCTGGTCGAGACGAAGGCTTTTCCAAGCCCTCTCTGCCAGCATAGTATAGACACGCTGATTTTCAATCGCAAGAGAAACCTCTTCCCCTGTTTCGAGCTCAATGACAGTATGCTGAGTCTTAGTCAGTCCATACCTCGACAGTAGCTCATCCTGAAGTCTTTGCACCTCTTCATGGATTAGGCAAGTCTTATTGCCTGTGACATGCTTTGGCCGATCAATCTCGATATTCTCATAAATAAGAGATGCCTGCACACGTTGTGTGTGACTAATCTTCTCCGAAGGCACTGGTCCTGCATCAAGACCAAGGCCACCCAACCACTTTGGAACGTAGTATGGGATCGCAGAGAGAATAGGATCTTCTAAAAGATCGCGGTTAAATCTCTTAAAGAGAAAGTCAAGCTCAGTATAGAAATGATAGTTTTCCTTGACTAGATCGGTATGACATTCTCCGAGGGAACAAATCCGCTCGAAACGAATATCATCTAACTTAACGGACGAAGATCGTACAAAACCTTTTAATAGTCCGAAATTAACAAAGGGTGTCTCCAAGAAATGTAGTCCATAACGACATCCGTCACTCAGAATTCCGTAGTCGGGATGATTTATATCGATCACGAAAGAACGAGAATTCATCTCGATGAAGTCGGGAGAAAAGAAGGTTTTCCCTATAGAATTCTCCAAACCGACACAACGAGAGACCTTTTCCCAAGAGGCAAAGTGAACGAGCTTGAAACAGCAATCGTCACCATTGATAAGTCCTTCAAATCGCTTCAAAGGAACAAATTTGCGAAATGGGAGTGCATCAATTTCCACTGCCTTGCGACAGACAGCTGCGTTGATTATGCACAGGGTCACAAATGAGAGGATTTTCCCCATGGGTTGCGCGTTCTTCTGGTGTCCATGACGGACCACCAGCTTCCGCGTCACCGGGTCAATATATCTGTAGACCGCAATGTTGTCGCAGAGTGACTGCTCAGCTATGAGTGAGTACTCTGGTGACAGGTCCAGATTCCGGCAGATTCTGCGAATAACTTGACGTGTGTAGTGAACATACATCTTGTTTGTCGCATTGTCATAATCACCGGAGAGGAAGGATTCCCCCTTCTCGATCTTCGTTAGAAGAGAGGTGAGGTATTCCGCCTTAAG